ACTTTTTGCGGAACTCCTACAAGATCAGCAACATGTTTAACTAACGCATCAAAGTTTATGTAATCAAATACTGGAGCTACATTAGCAAGTGATCCTAATATTTCTATACCTCTAGTAATTGATGAAAGCTCTGAAGATTTTTGTGCTTTAGCTAGAGGAGAAACATATTCTATTTCTATGTCTTGACCAGATAAAAATTCTGGCGCAGGAGCAAACTGTTCTCTTCTAAATAAAATATTAAAACATCTATCAATCATTGGTTTTAATAACTCTGATTGCAATCTACCTAATACTGGACCAAGCAATCTCATCTTCTCTTCGTTTCTTTGTATAACCTCTGTTGCTGTCATTTGTGGTCCTTGTTGCATTAATAGTTGATCTACATAAAAAACATTTCTAATAGCAGTTCTTCTTTGCTCTTCCATATTTAAACCTAGTGGATTGTTTGCACCAATGTTTAGTGGTTCAATTCTATCTCTTGTACCACTTCTATAAAAATTTAATCCACCCGGTACAGTTCTAACTGGTAATAAGAAACCATCATCCGGAACTAATAGTGGTGGGTCTACTTGTTTTTGCGCAGCTTTAATTGTAGTTTTTGACATCTCGTTTAGCATCTTTACGTCTGGCAAGGCTGTCATAGCTGGTGATCTTCCATATATTTCGTGTGATGCTTTTAAGTATCTAGGCACTACAAAAGGAAACTCTTGGAAACCCGACACCGATAATTCATTACCATTCTTCATTTCAATATACACAGATTCAAATGGCATGTTATCTGTATCTTTTAAATTAGGATTGTAATCTGATCTTGGGTATACAACATGTAACATCTCTACTTCATTGTATGGATCTTTTGCTGATTGCATTTTTATATCGCTTGAAACTTTATTACCGAACTGTTGTATTGCAGCTCTTACTGATAGTTTAAATTTTCTATAAACAGTATCTATTCTACCTTTGTCATCTTCAGCAATAAAGATTTCATTAATGTGTCTTGTAGAAAATTTTAATATATCTTGATTATCTTCTTGTATAAACATTGCTGCTGTACCAAAAGTAATTAGGTCATGATACAGTTCAAATATTTCTTGCTGAAAGTTTGATCTGTTAAATGCTGTGTACATAACTTCAGTTGCGTTCTCTAACCAAAGTTTAGCTTCATCTTCCATTTCTAAAGATGAATCTTTAAATCTTAATGAGAACCAAGGTGTTGATGGATTAGTTAGCATACCATGTAATGATGCTGCTAATAATTCTACTGCTTGTATTGGAGATGAATCAAAAATTAATTCTGTTCTTTTATCACCTTTTGATCTTGTTTTAGTAACATCAGCTTTTCTTGGTTGCATGTAATCTGCAACTTCTTGCCAATGTGTTTCCCAGTTTTGTCTTTGCGCTTTTAATCTATCAAATCTTGATAATAATGATTTAGTTAAATCTGTTTTTGCCATTATACTGTTCCTAATAAACTTTTCTTACCTAATGAATAATCATCTGAAACTTTTGTTACACCTTTTGATGAAGTTAATATATTTTTACTTCTGCCTTTCTTTTTAACTTTTCTAACATCATACTCATTATCTTTTTCTTCATCAAGTTTTTCTTGTGTAGTTTGAACTTCTGATCCACCAATATTTTTTTTAACTATTGTTTCTTGAGCAGGTTGATTATTACCACCATCATCTCTTTGAGTTATTTCTCTACCATAAGCATCTACCTCACCTCTACCTCTTGCTTTAATATAATCTTCATAAGTATTATATTTACTTTTTCCTGCAGGTTTAACTTTTTCTTCAAAAAATTTTCTATTAACTTCTTCTGATTTTTTACTAAAAGGATTATTTGTAAGAATAGAATTATCTACAATTTTTTCTAAAATATTTTTTTTCTTTGGTGGTTCATAAAAACTATCATCTTTTTCTATATCGTAATCTGCTGGTTTATAACCTTTTCTTTTTTTATCAGAATAAGTTGTACCACCAAATGTTACTGCTTCTGCTCCAGATACATCAGTATCGTTGCTTCCGCTGCTTCCTGCTGATCCCGCACCCATATTAATCCTCTTTTCCTAATAATGTTTGTAACGCATCTTCTTCTGTTTCTTGTATTCCAAGAGGTCCAGTAAGTATAGTTGATTTTCTACCTCTTCTTCTTCTCATAATAGCATCTTGTTCTTTTTTAATTTTTTCTTTTTCTTCTGGTGTAAGCTCATCACTTGGTGGCTCCGGTGCTGGAGGTGGTGGTGGCAATGATGGCATTTTTGGTTTAAAAATTGAACCCATAATTATAAAATCCTATAATCATTATCTGCTACAACTTGTGGAGCAGTTTGTCTAGTATTAATTTCTTGAAGTCCAACAGCGAGATACCTCATGGCATCACACGCATGGCTGCTCCAATCGTGGACAGGTTTTGATCTAAACATTCTGTTTTTATCAATGTACTTCCTGTGATAATGTCTTAACGCATCTATCAAACTTTTGCAATGCTCAACATCAATCCAACATCTAGGTAACATCATTGTTGTTGCATGTATTCCATCTTCTAATGGAATTTTTGGTACGACTTTAAACCTTAATCCTAATTGTGTAGCGACCTCTCTCCGGGTTTTGCCATTTCCAAATTCTGTAACTTCAATGTCATGCGGAGCAAAATGATCTTTATAAATATATTCTTTTTCATTAATCATCTTAATGTAATAAGGTAGACCTTGACCTTTCTCTTCGTGGTAATCAATAATGTTTATGGATCTACCAAGCTGTTGATAAAATATTATAGAACTGTGATCTGAAACTCCAAGGTCCCATGCTGTTGATACTGGTAGCGCAGGATCGTAAGGTACTCTAGTAAGTTGTCTGTCATCATCTAGTTTTGCAATAACATCTCCATATACTGCGCCTTCTATGTTGGCAATCCAATCACACTGAAATTCTTGCATGTATTTTTTCTCACCCATAACTTCTTTTGCCTTATCTAATTCATCTTGATCAACTATCTTTGTATCACTAGCTTTAGCTTTGTAGTGAAACCAATCCTCCGCACCTTGTGCGTGTTGATACAGTTCGTAAAAGTTATTCTGCATACCAGAAGGTGTACCTATAAATACGCAGTAACCCTTTCTGTCAGATAGTGCCGGTCTAATTATTTCTGGAAACAACTTGCTGTTTACGTTTGCGTACTCATCAATTACGCAGCCATCAAGATAAATACCTCTTAATCCGTCTGGAGATTCGGAGCCTAGCAAGGTGATACGAGAGCCAT